CGCTGATTGATTAGGAAAACTGATACCGTTATTTGCTTTTATTAATGCGTCAAATTGTGCGGTTGTTCCTCCAACAAATGCAGATTTTAATGTCAGTATATCAATTGGTGTATTTACCGCAGCACTTGAATTAACAGAAAACTTTAAATATGTTCCGTTAGTGCCACCCGCTTCATTTCCTCCTTTTATAGTTGATAAAGCATTTATAGTAGAATATTGATAACTAAGTAATGTTTTAAATTGTGGCGTTCCCGCGCTTCCCGCAGTCGTATCAACAAACTTAATTAAACCCGTAAAAGTTGCAACACCCGTAGATGAGATGGCTAAAGCGTTATTAAAAACATTACTAGAATCTCTTGTATCAATCTTAAATCCACCTCCATAAGTTCCACCATCAGCATAACCGTACATCCTAAAACGGCTATTGTATCCATTTCCACCGCTTGAAACCATATATAAATACGGATCATTTGCTGAGCCAATTGTTACATCACCTACCGATGAGATGGTGAGTTGTTTTCTTAAATTACCCGCATCTTTTGTATAGAACTCAAGTGATCCATTAACATCATCACCCGCTAAAGTTCCTAATATTTGAGAACCTATAACGTGTCCACTACTTGCCGTATTAGCACCAAACCGCAAAACATATCCTCTATTACCACCGTAAAAATCTCGTATAAAATCAGTTTGATAACTACCGAATACGGTTAAGTTAGCGTTTGCATCTAATGTAGTAGTTCCAATACCCACGTTGCCCCCCGTTGAGATGTTAAGTGCAGAAGAAACATTTGCATATTGAGATGGAGGAAAAAATGACAATAGATCATTAACGGTATCTAATTGAATGTCCGCAAAACGATTTACAGAACTTGATGTTTGCCCTTGAAATCTAATATATGGTGATAATGATGTAGTTGATGAACCTATTCTTAATTGAATGTTTTTTGCGTCTTGAGTTGTTCCCGATGTTCTACTTATTTGATGAGCATCTGTTGGTGTAACTCCAATACCCACATTACCCCCACTATCAACTTGTATTCTATTATTCCCACTACCATCTGAAATGATAATGTTGTTGTCTGATGTTCTTATGTCAGTTCCTCCCGAAAAACCCGTAAATGATCCAAGTATTACATTTTTTGAACCCGTTGTAATGTCTTTCCCCGAACCTTGCCCCAAACAAGTGTTTAAAACTCCCGTTGTGTTATCTTCTAACGCAGCTGAGCCAACTCCCGTATTACTATTTCCGCTTGTTAGTTTATTCAATGAAAAATAACCTAATGCAGTATTATTGAAAGAGTTGTTATTTGATGTGTTTATAGAGCCTTGCCCCGATTGAAAACCAATAAAAGTATTAAAGCCTCCGTTATTTCTTCTACCCGAAGATAAACCTACCGCAGTATTACCATTATGTCCATCAACTAAATTACTAAGAAACTCAAGTGAATTATATCCTATAGCAGTATTACTACCTCCGATAGTTAATGATTTTAATGCTCTATAACCTATTGCAACGTTTGCGTCACCACTTGTTACTACATTTAAATTTTCTAAACCAAAACCCGTATTATTTGTCCCCGTAATATTAGCAATATTACCTCCACCTATGTTATAACTTGATGCATCTTGATCTAATGTTATTTTGTTATTAGTATCAATTTCTAATGCAGACATACCTTTAATAGTACTACCATCTGTCCAAATTGCTACTTGATTTGCAGTTGGTGTTCCACTTATACTTACATCACCCGATGATACTTCAAAAGCATAACCTCCATTTCCATCAGCAGTTAAAACGTGTCCATCATCAGTACTAGTTATACCCGATATGGCATTTGTACCATCGCCTAATAATATACCCGTTAATGTTGTTGCTCCCGTACCTCCTTTTGTTACGGGTACGGTTGCTAATGCTATAACACCTGTATCTGATATTGTTGCATCACCACTAATTGTAGCAGATACTGATTGATTACTAGCGTTTCCTAGAAATATTTTAGCACTATTTAAATTAGGTACTGCATTTGTCCTAAATGCTCCTAGCACCGTTAACGCTCCTCCCGTTTGTCCTCTAATTACTTTACCTATCTTTTGTATTAAATTAGCCTCTCCCGTTGGTGCAGTATCAACCAATCCACCCGCAGTTGTGGAACTTACAAATAATTCATCTCCCGTATCAAAATCTCCTATAGTACCACTTGATGATAAATTTAATCCCGTTAATTCACCACTTGTTATACATTCACCTTCAGCATTTAAAGCAAGGGGTTCTTTCATTATACCAAGAGCGGGCATTGTTGTACTACTATCTGCTTTTGCCTTACTTACTTCGGGATTATCACCCGTTCCTCCACTTATATATACAACATCACCTTTTGATAACGCCTCTGCTGCTTTTACTTTTTGTAGCAAAGCACCATTTATATCACCATTAAATTGAGCAGATGTAGTTATATCAGCACTACTAGATATAGCAATTGTAGTTGTGTTACCTTGTGTTAACACCTCTTCTAAAGTTTGGTTATCACTAGATGTTACCCAACTTAATGTGCCATTAGCATCTGTACTTAAAACTTGTCCACTAACCGTACCATCAGCACTAGGAAATGTGTAAGCATTGTAAAACTTAATTGATGAGGTAGACAAATACAAAGGCAATGCGTTTCCTCCACCATCAGAAATTTGGACAAAACTTGATGATATAGCACCATTACTTATAGATTTCAATAAACCTAAATAGCTATCCTTTATTTTATTTCCCGTTAATGCTGCCATGTTATCTTTTCTTTTTTAATGCTTTTCTTATACTTCTAGGTAAACGTCTTTGAGAATACCATACTGCCGGAAAAAAAAATGGATGAGGTTTTGTTCCATTTTTTAAAACATCCATAATAGCTGATCCTATTCCATCCTCGCTAAAACCTTTTCTTTTAAAATAATCAGTTAATCTTTTTACTACATCACCACTCTCACCTTTCATACCTCTAAATGTATTAGCATAAGAAGTAAGACTTGACGGGGGATTTGCTCTTTTTCTTGTTCCAAACTCTACAAAAGCACCATGAACAGAATTAACAATTAATTTCCATTGCTTTATGTTTTTGTTTTTCTTTCTTGTTACTTTCAAACTATTTCTTAAATCACCATTATCAACAGATTTATTTTGTTGTATATTAGATTGCGCTCGTTTTTTTGCACTTACAATAAACTTATCAAAAACCTTTTCTAAATTTTTGTTTTTTGCATGAAACAATCTATTTGATTCAATAGATATTTTATTAACATTATTTTTAAATGATAATCCCATTATTCTATAACGTTACAAACTAATTCAACAATTCTTTGATAACTTTCTTGTGCAGATATAGATACAATACTATAATCTTTATTTCTCCAAGTAATAAAATTAGATTTAGTTAAAAGATCAGTTGGTTCTGAATTTCTTATTCTAAATACCCAATTACCTTCTAATACATTTTGATTACCGGTTAAATCTTGTATATCAGTACGTCTTTGATATATATCTGCCCAACAAGTTAATATTTCAGTTGTTTGATCTAAAGATCGTTGTCCGGTATTGCTTATACTATAAGTTCTAGATTTAATTATTATTCTTTCCCTCATATAACAATAGGTTTGTACGGAGACATTAATTGAATTGTCTCTGTAGGTGGTGCAGTTGGTACATCCTTATCAAAGAAACTTCGATTATTATCGTACATAACCTTAATGTAGGCTAGAGTTGCTAGTTTTATTTCACTTGGGACGGTAGAACCATCTGAATTATAAGATACGTTTACAGTTTCATATGATTTATTAAAATCTAAAACCAAACTTCTTGTCCTACTGTCAATCAATCCATGTGAGGTAAAATCAGTATTTTCAACAAAAGTACCGCTACCGTCAGAATCGTGAGTATTATAAGTAACGCTAGTAATGCTACTAGCCGGACAAAACAATAAATCAATATATTTTTCGTTTGCATCATATTGAATAAGTATATCTCTATTTTTCAATGTCTGCTTAAACTGTCTTTCTATATATGAGGCTGCTGCTTGAAACATATCACCGATAAGAGTATCATCAGTAGAGTTGTCTACTTTTAAATAATTCTTTATCTCAGTTAATGATAGGTAATCAAAAGTTGCCCCTTCACCACTAGCATCGGTAATAGTGTAATTAATCATTATCTAATTCTTCAAGTAAACGAGATACTTTCCATCTCTTATCAGCTTCTTTATCAAACTTATCTAAATATTTTTCCCTTAATACATCAATGTCTTCTTCTTTTGTTTCAACCTCTACTTTTAATTCTTTGGTTTTAACTTTTGATGTTTTTTCTTCTTTATGAGCAAAATCGTAAGTTTCGTAAATTGCTTGTTTTGTTTGTATTAAATGCATTTGATCTGATTTTGAAGAAACAGATAAAATATCACCTACGTTGAATTGTCTACCTTCATGTATAAATCCAACTACTACTTTCATGTTTGCCATATTACTTTGTTTTTAAAAGATGTTCTAAAATTTTATTATTTAAATTTTCTATACTTCCTAACCTATGCCCTATTTCGTTTCTAAATTGCTGATCAGACGTGCTATTAACTTTAATTTCACCATCTATTTCTGTAACCTTTTTTTCAAGATTATCTAATCTTTGATCATTTTTTTTAAGATGGGCATTTTGTTGTTTATCAATCATTTTATGTCCTAAAACGGCTGATCCTCCACCGGTTGCTCCTATTCCTAATAATGTCATTAGTTCTGTCCAATGTGCATTTAGCCATTCGTTCATTATTATTGCTTGATAATATCTTGCGCCTCATCTAAAGATATAGTACCTTTTATTGCCATGTATATTACTCCAACGGCTACAACAAGTCTAATTACTTGCTTAACAAATCTAGGTGTTAATTTAAACTTTCCTTGTCCTCCTTCGGGACTTTTTACTTGTTCTATAACTTCTCCCGCTAATGGAATAGTTGATTCGATAATATTTAATAGTACTTTAAACATTTTTTTTTAAAACAAAGATAAATAAAAAAAGCCACCCATTTCTGAGTAGCCTTTTAACATAAACAATAAAATAAAATTAAAAATAATCTTTATTCTGAATTACAGATGTCATTCTAATTGGAACGTCATATCCAAAAACTTTATTTACCTTTTGTATGTCACTAATAAATATTTTTTCTCTATTTAAATATTTATCAAACACCTCATCTGCGTTGTTTAAATCTTTTTTTAATTCAAGAATATCTTCTCTTAATATATAATACTCTTTATTGCCCTTCTCTAAGTTCTTTTGCTTTTTTTTCATACCATTTTATTTTTTGTAATTCTCTATCAGTTGGTTGATTAGGTTTTGCTCCAATTCTCATTCGATATTTAAAAGCAGACATTTCACAATGTTGTATAAATGCATTTTTGCCCCAAATATCTATCATCATTTCAAAAGTTTCTTTACCCGATGATTTATAATGATTAGGATTTACATAATCGTATTCTTTATCCATATAACAATTTTAAAAACAAAAAATATAAAAACAAAGAAAAAGGGATGCAAAATGCACCCCCCTTTCAAAACAAACACACATAAGTGGTTTATGCGTTCATACTTGCAATTGCAGTTGAGAATGCTCCCCAAACAAAAGCATTTGGGTTGTGAATTGGTAATCCAATTCTTTCAGTAGCCTTAACTGTAACCAAATCCTTAACAAAGTTGTCAGAATGTGATTCAGAGAAAGATATTTCCATATCCTCTCTAATTGCTAGTGTAGCACCTAAACCGAAATCACCTACGATAAACTTATCAGCAGTTACGGCAGTTGATGGGAATATAGGTACACCTAGTACAGTCAATACACCATTAACAAAAACTACATAATTAGCGTTAGCATCTTTATGCAAGAACATTTTGTTATAATCAGTTGGATTAACCATAATTGCAGTAGGAGAATACTCAGCAAGTTGTGCTTGATTCTTGGCAGCAATTAATACATCAAACTCATTTGTATAAGCAGATGCATCAGCACCAAAGAACTGATAAAAAGATGCACCCGAAGAAACGTCAAATTGCGCTCCTCCACCGGCAGTCATAAGTCCTTGTAAATTAGCACCCGTTCCCGCACCAAACAATATTTGCTGATCTTCAACGTTCATAACTTTAGCGGGAATTCTTGTAGAAATATATCCACTTAAAGCGGGTACATCGTTAAACATTTCCTTAGTCATGGTTAATTGAGAACCAATGCTTCTGATAGGAGCATCAACCGGATCAAGTTTGAATTCAGATTCTCCGTACGCAGATGCCTCTACTCTAGCAGCAGCACCGTTGGTGTAAGAAGTTTCTTGAATATACCTTACAGTATTAGAATCAGTTGATATTGAAGTTAGCAAATCTCTTGCTCTAGTTGTCCTTGTAGGATCAAAGTAAAATCCATTTAGTCTATCAGCCGGTACAGTATCACCCGATGCGTTAGCAGCAGTTGTCATAATAGCTTTTAAACTTAATGTAGCCTTAGATGATTGTCCGTTGACAAATGCCTTAAAACTAGCACTTTCACCTAAAGCATCCTTTAAACTAGCATTGAAATTTTTTGGAGGTGCGCTATCTAATGATTTTTGCTTGTCCAATTCCAATGAATCAATTCTTGAGTTTAAATCCTCAACAATTTTTCCATGCTTTAAAATTTCTTCGTTTACTTCACCTTTAAGTTGGTTCTTGTAATCAGAACCCATGTTTTTCTCTACTGATTGCTCAATTTTTGAATCAATAGTGCCTTCTAATCCCTCCTTGAGAGATACGAGACGTTCGTTTAAATCTTCCATTTATAATCTTAATAAAAAGTTATCTAATTCGTTTGCTATCTTTTTGCTTTCGACTGATTCCTTTTCTAGTTCAGATTTCTGAGACTCATTAAGTATAAGTGAAGATTTTTCTTTTAGCATTCGTAATTCAAATTCCAATAGATGAGGATTATCAAGTTTCCTTGACATTTTGATTAATTTATCAAACTCATCCATTAAATTGTCAACAGATTTTGTCCCTTTGTACTCTGTAACTTTAGCCAATGGGTTTGCAGCTAGGGTAACCAAAGAAAATTCAAATAATTTTATTTCTTTGATATAGTTGACATCCTTCTGCAAATCTTCTTTGATCGGAATAAATCCAACCGAGAACTCTTTTAATATTCCTTCAGACACCATTGTCTTAACATCTTTGCCTAAAGAACTATCTGATATTTTTGCTTCAATAAATAAACCTTTCTCATCTTCTTTCATAGATAACGGTTTACCTATTGGTTGATTCATGTTGTGTTGGTACAGAAACGCTATTCTTTCAGAATTTTCTAAAAGTGTTTTGGTATAAGCACCTTTGGTGATGATATCACCATCTGAATCTTTATTGTTAAACATTGATGCATATCCCTTGATGATACCTTTCTCATCATCCATGTCATCAAAATAATTTCCTTTAAACCTTAACATATTTATTAATTTATGCCAAAGTTAATAAAAAAAAAGAGCATTCATTTCTGAACGCTCCTAACACAAATTTTAAACACTTATTAATTACTAATGTAATTGTTGCCACCACAAAAACAATTACAATACAAACTTAAACAACATATCCCAAATAACAACGACAATTTACAATTTCTTTTGCCGATGCTGAAATATCTCTAGGATGCAACATCAAACTACCATTTACATCAAACCTATCGTTTAGTGGAATTGAATTACTTCTTACATAAAAGTTTGTAGCTTGAAAATGGCTATCTCTTATTCTATCATCTAATATACCTACCCAATACTTTGATATTGGCTTTTGCTTTGCTATTCTTAGCATTGCTTGTAATTCAACTGATGATTGCGCTATACCTAATTCTGTTGCAGCTATAACTTTTGCCCTAAGTTTATTATTATGTTTTTTTATTTTATCTACAACATCATCAATATTATCGTTGTCATTTATAATTGTTTCGATAATACTCTTTGTTCTATTCTTAAATAAATTTTGATCTTTAAATCTATTTAAAAATATAGAAATTGCTACTGACGCTATAAACGGATTTGGTGTACCTCCGTATTTTCTACTGTACCTATCATCAATATACTCTCCGGAATCAATATACCCTTGTCTTAAAGTATTTTTCATTCCTTCTGTGTTATTAACTAAATCCCATGTAGCATCTATGCCGTTGAGTGCTATGTATAATGCTATCCCATTAAAAACAAAATCTAAATCATTTTCTATTTTTAACGTGTATTCATCAATGTAGCTTTGCATTGTTCTTTCTGTATTTAGAAGAAAAGGTATATCACCTAATCCCTCTTTTAAATACATACTTCTACGTTGTCTAAAATTTTTATTTAAAGTAGCAAAATCAGTTTCGTGATTACATCTTTTTACAAATGAATCATAATCCTCATAAAAGTTTGGGTAACACACTATTTTTCTGTATAGTCAGATGTGTCATTAAGCAATTGCTGACTAGCACCTCCGCTTTCTTTTGGTGTAACACCATCAGATATTGGTATGTAATTAGCTAACATATGTATTTCATCCATCTCTTTTTGATCTATAGGCTCATACTTCATTGCTTGTCTTTTCTCATTTGGAGTAAGCCACCATGCAAGACTAAGTTGCCTAACAACCTTTTCCATGTCCTCTTGTAACTCCGGAACACTTAGAAAATCAAAATCAATATAATATTGGTTACCATATGTAGGAGTAAGCCATCTATTTAACTCATCTCTTACTGCAATTAATTTTGGAAATACTGCTTGTAAATAAAATGCTTTTTTTGCTTCTCTGTAGTTATTGAAAGTAGAACTTTGGGTATCATTAAGAAGTATTGACGGAACTTTGTATGCAGATGCTAAATCTTTAATAGATAAATTATATTGTTCTATTAAAGCTAAATCAGCCAAAGGCAATCCCATTTCAATCCATTTAAAATCATGATTTGTTACCATAATTTCTCCGGCATTATCTACACCCGAATACATTGACTTGTACTTGTCTCGTAAAGCACTTGCATGTTCTGCCGTCAACATATTGTCTTGTGAGGTTAGTATTCCTCTAGCACCTTGATTTGTTAAATACTTACTACCCGTTTGTATAGCATTATTGTTTATAGATAAATTACGAAATAATGCTTGCAATGGACTTTGTCCGTATAAATGAGTTCCTACCCTAGAATAATCGGGATTAAAATTCTTTATGTGTGCAACTTGATCTGAAGGAATAGATTTATTATAACTCAACCAATTTAACGTATAACCTTTTATTGGCTCTAATATATCACCTCCAACTATCTCTACTAATTGTGATGGTAATACATGCATTTCTTTTATTATACCTTGTTGTCTTCCGCTTTCGGGGGATAGTCCCCAAATAAAACCATCACCCGTTAATGATTCAAATGCAATCAAATCCGCTAAAAATTCCGCTTGTCCTTGCTTTGGATTGGGGTTTTCTAAAAATTTAGCTAAATCAGAATTGTCTGCCGGTTTGTATGCCCTTTTCTTTGCTTGCTCTGCCTTAAACATCGCATTGTCATTCATAGCACCTTTTATCAAAGTCTGATATTCTTTTGCGTATGTTTCATCTATTTTTTCGTAGACACACATTTTAATGTTTGATGCAGATTTAGAGATTAAATCAACTATAGAGTAAACAGTAGCATTCTTTTGAAATCCTTCTTTTATAAAAGTTTCCTTGTTAGGCTCTTGCTTAATAAACGGACTTACTCCGAACTTCCCAAAAATTAATTCATTGTATCTAGGATCAGTACTTTTTTGTTTCTTCTTACCGAAGTTGAAAATTCCCATAAATATTTTTATACAAAAATAGCATAAATAAAAAAAAGTATTTTATATAACAAAAAATTTGTTACCAACAAAGAAATGTGAGTAGTAACCCATCCTTAAAGCATCTAAAAGGTGATTGTTTTTATCTTCCGGAAAACTTTCATATGCATTATCATCATCGGGATCAAATCCGCGCTTTAATTTCCAAGAATATGCCATGTATTCTTTGTGTAAATTTTTACTGTCTTTATGATAAAAAACACTTGCTCTTTTTAAAAAGTTAATCCCTTCAATAATACTACCCGAACCCTTACGTCCTTGTACGGCATTAAAGCCACTACGTTTTAATTGCTCTATTGTTTGTTTTTGATTATGATCACAATAAACCGGCTCACCCATGTAATGAGCATTTCGTAATGTCATTATTATTTCCTCATCCATCATTTTAGTTGAATAAGCCAATTCTTTTACATATATACTTTCATTTGCACTTACAACTTTTATTATTGCAGTTGGATCGGGAAAGAAACCAAAATCTACTGCATAAAATACACCACCTTCGGGCAATTCATTAATTTCTTCCCATCCCTTATAAATCCTACCTTTGTTTGTACTTGCCCTAAGTCCTAAACCGTACACCCTATATGCTTCGGGATCGGTACGTTGTAACATTTCTATTTCTTTCTTTTGTATTGCGCTAAGAAAATTATTGTCTTTATATGTACTTACAAAAACTGCAACATCTTCTGCTCTGTTATCTTCAAGATCATATATCCATGATTCTGTCATGCTAGGATTGTAGCAAAAAAACGCTTGTGTCGTTGTTCGGTAGTTTAATTGCCGGTATTCTTCTTTACTTAATTCTTGACATTCTATGATATACAAAATGTCTCTTTTCATTGATCTTAGCCTATCCGGCTGATCTCCCGTTGCAAGAAATTTAAACGTATGCCCGTTTAATTTATATTTTAAATCTGTTTTGTTGTGATTTGTCTCATCATAATAACCCCAAGCGTTCAGTATTTCAAAGAAATCACTATATCCGGAATCTTTTAAACTAGGAAGAAACTTTCGTACAATTGTAAAGTTTAACGCTTCTTTGGGATCAGTATTTAAAGCCTTATAAATTAAATACTGTAGAATAGCGTATGTTTTACCCGAACGTGTTCCACCATTGTGAATTACAAACCTTTTATCAGAACTATCTAAGCATTGATAAAATTGTTTATTCGCTTTGATCTTCATCTACTATTTCTGCTTCTTCTAATTCAAAATTATCTGCCGGAACAATCTGTATTAACTCTTTCTTTTGTGTAACCTCTACTTGTCTCTTCTCAACCCACCCCGCTTGGGTTTTTAGAAAGAATATTTGACTTAACGTGTCATCCTTTTCAATTGCTTTTCTAATTAAACTGTTTGCCACCTTTTCTTTTACAACTGCTCTTATAGCATCTGCTTTTGCCCTAAACTCCTCATCGTTGTTGTAATAATTACGATAAGTGGCTACACAAACTCCGGCTCTATCACATGAATGCTGAATTGCTCCATATTCATCTTGCATAGCCTCTAATATCTTATTCTTATTTAATTGCGTGGTTACTGAGGCATTTGTATTGCCTTTCCCCTTGTAGTATGTTTCTTCTTTTGGCATAGCGCAAATATAGCTACTATTTGTTT